CATAGCATATTGGTTTCAGCATGATGCGGAGCGCATCAAAGCCCGTTTCTCCGTTCGTGAGATAAAGACATCCAAGGATATCTCGGATTGGAATGAAGGCAAGATACCCGCTGCCATAATACATCCTGCAAGTGCGGGTCACGGTCTGAACCTTCAGACAGGCGGTTCAACCCTCATCTGGTTCGGTCTTACCTGGAGCCTTGAGTTATATCAGCAGCTCAATGCACGTCTGTGGCGTCAAGGGCAAAAGGATAAGACTGTGATAGTTCAGCACATTATTACGAAGGACAGCATAGACGAGAGGGTCTTAAAAGCCCTGCAGGAAAAAGATACAACTCAGAAGAATCTCATAGAAGCTGTAAAAGCGGAGGTAAGATAAATGACCATAAAAGAATACTTAAACAGATCAAGATACCTTGACAGGGAGATCGATGCAAAGATAGATCATCTTGAGCGTATAGACTCGATGGTGAATAGGGTTACACCGGTGCTTTCAGATATGCCAGCTGATCCAAGCAGGGATAATCATAAGCGAGAAAAGCTGCTGGTGAAGATGATTGATCTCAAGTGGGAAATCAACGAGCAGATCGATGAGCTTGTGGATACAAAGCGTGAGATAAACAAGCTGATAGAGAAGATCCCAACCAAAGAGCACAAACTGCTTTTGGAGCTTCGTTACGTTAACCTCTTTTCCTGGGAGAAGATATCAGAGCAGATGGATATATCACTGAGACACGTTTACAGACTGCATGGAGCAGCACTCCTGGAAGCGGATAAGGTGTGGAGAAATATGGGATAGTCAAGAACCAAACGAAGCTTGAGGCAGGGATATAAAGCCCTGCTTTACTTTTTGCCATAGTCCGGGAAGTTTGTAGAGATATATTGTTCCAAAGATTCCCTGAAGATTTGTGTCATTCCAATTTGATCCTTATAATCGTCTAGGAAATCTAGCAGGAACTGGTCCGTGTCATATCTGAATCTTACGGGTATAAGTTTATATGTTTTCTTCTTGTATCTTTCTGATACTTCTGAACTAGTTTTACTCATTGCAAGCACCTCCATAAACACAATATATCATTATTATCAAAAGATCGGTACGTATAAAATCCCAAAGACATAAAAACTGGTGGAGACTGATAGTGTATGGAGAAGTATGATACAATTTACTCAGGAGGAACGTATTATGGCTAAGACACATACGAGTACTGAAGCTAAGCAGAGATGGATTGATAAGACATACAAACGAATAATGGTTAGCCTCAGAACTGATAGCGAGAAAGATCGCAGACTTCTTCAGTTTCTTGAGGATTATAAAGATACAATTGGAACATCACAAATCTTCAGGGAAGCATTAGAACTCTATATTAATGAGCGCTATCCTGGGTATTTTAATAAATAATGAGATGTTGTCATTGTATGTCACTATATAAATAATTTATCATTAAACTGACAGAAATGAAGGATGAGAGCCTCGGAGAGATCCGGGGCTTTTGTTGTGCAACAGAAAGGAGGCTAGCAATGCCACGGAAACCAGACAAACCCTGCAGCTACCCAGGCTGCCCGAAGCTCGTGCCTGCTGGACAGACCTTCTGCTCGGAGCACATGAAACAAATGAACCAACGCTACGAGCGCTATGAACGAGATCCTGCTACACGAAGCAGGTACGGTAAGCAGTGGAAACGCATCCGTTACAAGTATGTGCAGGAGCATCCATTCTGCGAGGAGTGCATGAAACATGGTGAGCTCGTGCTGACGGAACAGGTGCACCACATTGTACCGCTGGCTGAAGGTGGAACCAACGACGAAAGCAACCTTATGTCATTATGTAAAAGTTGTCACAGCCGGATACATGCTATTAGAGGGGATAGGTGGGGAGGCCCCAAACCAAGTGATTCCAAGGGGTAGGGGCGGTCTCTATCTCTACTAGGGAGGCTTCCAACAACGGCGCCCCCCTCACGCGTGCAAAAAAGGCGATTTCAAACAAGAAAAACAGCTGTTCGATTTTGTGAATTCAGAAATCGAACAGTTCTTTGATTTTTCAAAGGGTATTCGATAAATCAAAGAACCTTGATATTTCAACGATTGTTTGAATTACGTTTGAAAAATCAGCAAATAAACCAAACGAAGGAGCAGTTATGGCAAAAGACGGAACCAGGCGTGGAGGAGCACGTCCTGGAGCAGGAAGGAAAAAGAAAAGCCTGCAAGAAAAAGTAGAAACAGGTAATCCTGGCGGCAGAAAGCTTCAGATTCTGGACATCCCGATAGGTTTTGATGATCCGGAAGCAGTAGAAATGCCGGAACCAAGTGCATACCTGTCAGCAAAGCAGCGTGATGGCAAACCGCTCGGTGCTGATGAGGTGTATAGGAAAACTGTGAACTGGCTTGTAGCCCTTAAGTGTGACAAGTTTGTATCTCCACAGCTAGTTGAACAGTACAGTGTCTGCGTAGCGAGATATCGTCAGTGCGAGGAGGCTGTAAACTCACTCGGACTGATAGGCAAACACCCGACCTCAGGCAAGCCGATCCAGAGTCCGTTTGTGGCGATGTCGCAGAGCTACATGAAGCAGGCAAACATCGTGTGGGCTGAGATCAGTCAGATTGTAAAGGAAAACTGCACGGTTGATTACATACCGGGAGGCAACCCGGAAGAAGATATGATGGAGCGACTCTTAAGAGGAAAGTAGGAGGAAGTAATGTTTGAAAAAGTAAACCCAATGCACCCAGATAAGCTTTGCGACAGGATTGCAGGTGCTATGGTGGATCTCGCGTATGAGAAAGAAGAAGAACCGAGGATCGCAGTTGAAGTTCTGCTCGGCCACGGCGTTTGTCATGTAATTGCAGAAGCTAGTGTACATATATCGCATGATGAGACACTAGATATCATTCAAAGAATAGCCGGCAATGTAAAGCTGGATTATGTGATAGTCCCTCAGGATATACATCTTGCAGACAACCAGGAAGATAAGATCCGCTGTGGTGATAATGGCATCTTTAAAGGCATGCCTGTCACGGAAGAACAGAAGAAACTTACTTACACAGCTGAGGAGATATACACATACTACCCGTATGATGGTAAGTACATCCTGGATGGCGATAGACTGATTATTTGCCAGAGTAATGCAAATTCACATGATCTGATGGACATCTACCCAGGGGCTGAGATTAATCCATTGGGAGATTGGACTGGTGGTCCTGATGTAGATTCAGGCGCTACCAACAGAAAGCTCGGATCAGATATGGCGGACTCTGTTACAGGGGGAGGCCTTCACGGAAAGGATCTCAGTAAAGCAGATGTCAGTGCAAACATCTACTGCTGGCTTAAGGCCCAGGAAACAGGAAAGCCGGTGGAGCTTAGCTGCGCAATCGGTGATGAGAATGTCGGAGATGTGTCATATGTAGACATTGTAGACATTGCCAGGAAGTATATTCAGGAAATCGGTGGATTTGAGAAGTTTGCGGAGTGGGGATTGGTGAGGTAAAAGCTATCTATCGATTCATGCGTGCTGGTGATTCTTGATTACACTTATGTAAAGATATATTATATATATAATATATTTATTAATACTGAGGGGTAAGAAGATGAAGAAAAAATATATTACATTAAGTGTTTTATTTCTTGTTGCACTGTTATGTCTTTGCGGATGTGCTAAAAAGTGCGAAAACTGCGGTAATCAGATAGAGGAAGGTAAAGAAATACAGGTTGATGATAAGTATTATGATGAGGCTTGTGTAGAATACTGTACTGGCTGCAATACACCGTTTGTTAAAGATAGCGGTGCACTTTTAACTTATAAAGATCAACTATATTGCAAAGACTGTTTTGCGAAAGAAGCATACCCAATCGTACTCGAAGATGACGATTACTTGAATTTGTCTATAACTGGTTACGACGATGAATCTGGAATGCTTACTGTAGTAGTAGAAAATAAAAGCGATTCAGAAATATCTACTTATCAAGAGGGTGATTCTGCTGTTATGGATGGAGCAACTAAGTGTACCGCAGAAACAAGTGGTTCATTTAGTTTTGCATATGCAACAGTTCCACCTAAAGAAACTGTTACATTATTCTGCTCATTCAGAAAAGATTGGTCAGGCGATGGATGGGATGAAATATATAGATTCTCTGAGGGCCATTCTTTTGAGCTCATGATGCATGCTTTCGTTAGCGATGGAGAATATTGGGACACTAACTTTAAAGTTACTTTGACACCTGATATGTTTGGATATGTACAATAAATAAAAATGATTATTACTAAGCTACGCCTTTGGATATAACCAAGGGCGTTTTTTAGTGGAATATGGAAAGCAATATGAAAACAACAAAAGAAATGCAACTTGTGAACATAAACAAGCTGATACCATATATCAATAATGCTAGAACACATAGCCCGGAGCAGATCAATAAGCTTCGGGCTTCTTTACGGGAGTTCGGTTTCGTAAATCCATGCATAATTGATAGAGACTTCAATGTGCTTGCAGGGCATGGAAGAGTTGAGGCGGCAAAGCAGGAAGGAATGACCGAAGTGCCATGTGTCTTTGCAGAGGACATGACCGAGGCGCAGAAGAAAGCATACATCCTTGCAGACAACCGAATGGCACTTGATGCAGGCTGGGATGAGGAAATGCTGAAGATTGAACTCGAAGCACTTGAAAATCTCGGGTACGGTCTTGAATATACGGGGTTTGATGAAGAAGAGCTTAAGGCTCTTTTTTCAATTGAGGACGATCCGGATGTAGAAGATGATGATTTCGACCTAACTGCAGCACTTGAGAAGGCATCATTTGTACAGAAGGGAGATATCTGGCATGTAGGAAAGCACACACTAATGTGCGGTGATGCAACTGATCCAGATGACGTATCAAAGCTCATGGATGGTGCAAAAGCAAATCTAATGCTTACAGACCCGCCATATGGAGTTTCATTTCAGAGCTCTAGCGGACTCACAATCCAGAACGACAATATGAAGAATGAGGAATTTTACCAGTTTCTCCTGAAGGCATTTAACAACATGAGAGATCACATGGAAAAGGGCGCTGCTGCGTACTGCTTCCATGCAGATACTGAAGGGCTTAACTTCAGACAAGCATTCATCGATGCAGGCTTCCATCTGGCAGGTGTATGCATATGGGTGAAGAACTCACTCGTGCTTGGAAGGAGTGATTACCAGTGGCAGCATGAGCCCGTTCTATATGGATTCCTGCAGGATGGTAAGCACAGCTGGTACTCAGATCGGAAGCAGACAACCATATGGAACTTTGATAAACCCAAGAGAAATGCAGATCATCCTACATCAAAACCGCTGGATCTACTCTCATACCCGATAGGAAACTCCACACAGGCCAATTCTGTGGTCATAGATACCTTCGGAGGCAGCGGCTCTACAATGATGGCATGCGAACAAATGAATAGAGTCTGCTATATGATGGAACTTGACGATAAATATGCCTCGGTAATCTTAAGAAGATATGTGGAAGATTTCGGAAATGAAGACTCCGTTTACTGCGTAAGGGACGGGAAAGAGGTCTTTTATAAGGACGTAGTCAAGGAAGTGCACGAGTAAATGTATCTGTTATTGCACTTGATATACACCTTCACTAGAGCGAATATGTGCATACGAAAAGCGAAGGAGGTGCAAACATGAAAGTAAGATACAACGTCGCAGGTCAGGAACGCAGAAGAATGGCTGAGATAATCGGCAGTGTAATAGGAGTGACTCCGATCTATAAAGGAGCTCCGGGTTTCGATTATGAGATCGACCAGTTCACAATCACAAGGGATGGTAGCCTAGTATTCGACGAACACAGAGATGAATTTGAAACAGAGGCAGTTTTAAACCGCCTTGAGGATGAGGGCTTTGAAGCAGAAGAACTGGAAGAACCGGAAAAAACAACAGGCCTTGCAATCCAGATGCCGATGATGACAGGCGACGAGATCAGTAGACTTGAAGCGCTTATTGAATCCAAAGAGAGCCTCATAAAGAAAGCATTAGAGGCTGAAAGCCTCATGATCGGTGAAAAGAATGGAAAACTTGACTTCCCTTGGTTCAAAGCAGGATTAGAGCCTGACGAGATTAAGGCATACATGGATTTCGTCACTGCGCTTTGCAAGATGGCTAAGAAATCAAAGAGGGTCACTGGCAAAGACAAACCTGTAGAAAATGAGAAATACGCATTCAGGTGCTTCCTCTTGAGACTAGGATTTGTAGGTGAGGACTATAAGACGAGCAGGAAGATCCTTCTTAGAAACTTCACCGGATCAGCCGCTTTCAAAAACGGAGGTGCAAGTGATGAGATTTCCGAGTAAAGGACTTGTAGAAGCATTAAGATGTCAGTACCCACATGGCACAAGAATGGAGCTTATAAGCATGGACGATCCACAGGCGCCGCCTGAAGGGACTCTGGGAACTGTCATAGCTGTCGATGATATCGGATCCCTATTAGTTGACTGGGATAACGGGTCAGGTCTGAACGTAATTTATGGCGTAGACAGGGTCAAGATTGTATCGATATAAAGTCTATAAATAATCGCTGTATCGCTTGCTATTACTGTGTTTTAGAGCGAATATACACACAACAAAAGCAAAGGAAAAACGCAGGAGGGTAAAGCGATGACAAGATTTGAGAAGGACCTGAAGGAAGCAAGAAACGGAGACGCGATCATCATCCTGAGGGAGAGAAAAGCAGAGATCGAAAGACTTACAAGAGAAGGCAAAGCCTGCAAGAACGGATTCAGAAGACAGTACCTGGCACAGGAAGTTGTAAGACTCACAAGAGAGTACGACGAGATCGCAGAGCTTGTATAAACGAAAAGGCAAAAGAGAACAGGGCAAAGGCTCTGTTGCTCGTATAGGATAAATGGAGACCTGCATTGGCAGGTTATTTTTGTGATGAAATATAAACCAACAAAGTTCATGGCAAAAGGCTCGCATTATGATAAAACAAAGGCAGATCATGCTGTAGCATTCATTGAATGCTTGAAGCACACGAAGGGGAAGTGGGCCGGAAAGCCCTTTATACTGCTGCCCTGGCAAGAGCAGATCATAAGGGATATCTTCGGAACTGTAAAAGCAGATGGTAATAGACAGTTTAGGACTGCATACATTGAGATCCCTAAGAAGAATGGAAAGTCGGAATTAGCTGCTGCTGTGGCGCTGTACCTTCTTTTCGGTGACGGAGAAGCTAGTCCGGAGGTGTACGGTGCCGCTGCTGACAGACAACAGGCAAGTATCGTGTTCGATGTTGCAAAGGTAATGACAGAGCTCAACCCCGCACTGATGAAGCGCTGTAAGCTGCTTGGAGCATCGAAGAAGATATTGAATAATCAGAATAACGGATTCTATCAGGTGCTTTCGGCAGAAGTCGGCACGAAGCATGGTCTTAATGTATCCGGTCTTGTGTTTGATGAGCTACATACACAGCCCAATAGGAAGCTGTATGATGTACTTACAAAGGGGTCCGGCGATGCTCGTGAGCAGCCGCTGTACTTCCTCATAACAACTGCTGGAAACGATATAAACTCGATTTGCTATGAACTTCACCAGAAGGCAAAAGACGTGCTATCCGGAAAGAAAAATGATCCTACTTTCTATCCGGTAATATACGGAGCAGAGATGGATGACGACTGGACAGATCCTAAGGTCTGGAAGAAGGCGAATCCATCACTCGGTGAAACGATAAAACTTGAAGCTGTGCAGGCAGCATGCAAAGAAGCTATGGACAATCCTGCTGAAGAAAACGTGTTCAGGCAGCTTAGGCTTGATCAGTGGGTAAAACAGTCAATTCGCTGGATGCCGATGGACAAATGGGATGCATGCAGCTTTCCAGTTGATGAATAC